GATTATGCAAAGCCACTTGAGGAAGCCTATCTTAGTTATGCTTTCTGTATGACAACCAATACAGTTATAAACTATAAGCAGATGACAGGTAGCGGTTCTAATCCCTTTATTTGTTTCCGCTGGTCTAAATGTGCTGGTGAAGTATATGGACGAGGCCCACTTATTAATGCTTTATCTGCTATTAAAACTACAAACCTAACCATTGAAATGATACTTGAGAACGCACAGATGTCTATCTCTGGTATATATCAAATGGAAGATGATGGGGTTATAAATCCTGATACAATACAGTTAGTGCCAGGTTCTATCATTCCAAAAGCTATGGGTTCTGCTGGACTGCAGCCTATTCGTGCAGCTGGAAACTTTGATGTAGCCCAGCTTGTGCTAGGTGATATGCGTCAAAACATTAAACGTGCCTTGTATAACGATATGCTTGGTAATCCTGACAAAACACCAGCATCAGCTACAGAAGTTGCAGAGCGTATGGCGGATTTGTCTAGGCGAATGGGTGCTGCTTTCGGTAGATTGCAAGCTGAACTTGTTCAACCTGTACTGCAGCGCGTTATTTACATCCTTAAAAAGCAAGGACGTATTGATGTGCCTACTGTTAATGGTCGTGAAGTTAAGGTTCGTTCTGTATCTCCACTAGCCCAAGCACAATCTAACCAAGATATTTCTAGCGTTGGACGTTTCCTTGAAATGGTTGGCGGTACGTTTGGCCCAGAGATGTTGCAGCTACTTATTGATGGTGAACAAACTGCAATTCATTTAGCCAAAAAGTTTGGTGTGCCTGAAAGCTTGATTCGTGATGAAGAACAGCGTAAACAAATAGCTGCATTAGCGCAGCAAATGGCGCAACAACAGCAACAGCAACAACCACAGGAACAAGTGATTGAACAACAAGGTTAATATTGGAGTCGATGGTTATCAAAGGGCGTCTAGTCAAGATACACAGATTAGCCAACAGGTAGCCGAAGTTGTTAGTACCCCTGCTGGCGCAGCTGTATTAAAGTATTTGCGATCTATTACCATAGAAATGGTACATGGGCCTAATGTGACTACAGAAGAACTACGCCATATGGAAGGCCAGCGTTATATTGTTGGCCTTTTAGAGCGGCGCATATCCCACGCACATAGGAGCAAAAACAAATGAATGAAACATTAACGACTTCCGAAACTACAGAAACCGCTACAGAAGAGCCGCGTGATTTTGTAGTTGCTGAGGATTTAACGCCTGATAGACCAGAATGGTTGCCCGAAAAATACAAAAGCGGTGAAGATTTAGCTAAAGGTTATAAAGAATTAGAGTCTAGGCTTGGCACTAAAGAAGAAGATTTGCGTGTTAAGTTTAAGGAAGAGTATGAATCTGATAAGTTTGCTGAAAGGCCAGCATCGTCAGGTGAATACGCACTGCCTGATAGCGTAGATAGCGAAGAAGCTGTCGATAATAGTCTACTAAAGTGGTGGGCAGAAGAAGCATTTAATAGCGGATACAGTCAAACCCAGTTTGAAAAGGGCATAGATATGTATATGGAGTCAGTTGAAGGTTCTATGCCTGATCTTGATGCTGAAGCTGCAAAGCTCGGTGAAAGTTCAGAGCAACGCATTGAGGCTGCATCTATGTTTGCAACTAAATTCTTTCCAGAAAATTCTATGCCAGCAATTGAGCGCATGTTTGAAACTCACGAAGGTATTTTAGCAGTAGAAGCTATTCAAGAAGCTATGAAAGATGGCAACTTTGCTGGAAGTGCTGAGCCTGTTTCTGGTTTAAGTGAAGATAATTTAAGGGAAATGATGCAAGACCCTCGCTATTGGAGCAAGAATGATCCTGCATATGTACGGCAAGTAGAGGCTGGCTTTAAGAAACTCTATGGAGGATAAATTATTAAAACGTGGTAGGTTTTATTTAACTCCATTTAAGTTAGAGCATATTGATGAAGTTGTTAATAATCTAAGCTATGAAAACGTCAGGGAGATAAAACTCCTTGGCTACAATAGTGTTAGGGAATGTATTGACGACATGGTTAAACATGCTGATTGCTATTTAGTTCGTAAGGAAGGCCAAGTATTCACAGCTATTGCTGGCCTTTGGTATGAAGATAGTAGAGAGATACCTCAATTTTTTGCAATGTTTTCCCAACGTTTAAAGAAAGATTTTAAATCTATAGCTCGCGGATCAAAAATGTTAATTAATTTTTTAGACACGCTTCAAGATGAGATGTCTATGAGGATTTTAACTGACCATGAGTTCATGTTGGACTGGGCTTCATGGCTAGGATTTGAAGCAGTTGGCATTACTAACTATAATTCTAACAATTATGTTGATTTTGTGCGTTGCATTTCACCACAAAAAAGTGCTTATAGTAATTCATCACGGCCCGTGATGCACTGAAAGGCCCATTTGGATACCCTTGTCGATGTGAAGTAACGGATACCCGAGTAACCGAAACTTTATATTTAGGAAAAGAAAATGGCTAATACAATCGACCAAGCTTTTATTAAGCAGTTCGAAACAGAAGTCCATATGGCTTATCAGCGTATGGGTTCTAAGCTTCGAAATACAATCCGTTCAACAAACGTATCTGCATCAGTAGCACGATTCCAAAAAATCGGTACTGGTACTGCGTCAACTAAATCACGTAATGGTAACGTTACGCCGATGGAGCTAGCGCACACTAATGTAGAAGTCACAATGGCTGACTACTACGCTGCAGAGTACATTGATAAGTTAGACGAATTGAAGACTAACATCAATGAGCGTCAAGTTGTTGCTCAATCTGCTGCTGCTGCATTAGGCCGCAAAACAGATGAGCTAATTACAGCGGCATTAGATGCTGGTGCAAGTAGCACACAAATACATGACACAAGTTCTGCTCTTGAAAAAGCTGACTTGCTTTCATTATTTGAAACAATGGGTACTGCAGATGTTCCCGAAGATGGACAACGCTACCTTGCTATGTCCCCTGCTGGTTACACTGACTTGTTCTCAATTAATGAGTTTGCTTCATCAGATTACGTTGGGCCTCAAAACCTTCCGTTTGCTGGTGGTATGACAATGAAAGAGTTCTTGGGTTTCAAGATTTTCTCAACGTCTGCCGTAGCTGCTGGTAAAAACTTTGCTTACCATACATCAGCGGTTGGTATCGGAATCAATGCCGATGTTAGCACTGAAGTAAATTATGTAGCTGAGAAGGTATCTCACTTAGCGACTTCAATGATGTCAATGGGATCAATTGTTATTGATGCTAATGGTGTTTACGAAGTTCTTGACAACAATTAAACTGGAGTAAAAAAATGGCTTTTAATGCAGCAAACTTAACTCGCATGGCTGGTGCTTCTGGAGTGTCTTTATGGCACTACACATCAGCAGATTCAATTGCGACTGTAAATTCGGCTGGATATTTTAATGGTGCTTCTGCCATGATGAATATTCGTGACGTTATTATCGTTGTAGATAGTAACACTCCGACAACAAATCTTGCAAATGTACTTACAAATACATCATCAGGCGTTGTAGACATTTCTAATGGCACTGCCATTGTAGAAACTGACGGAGATTAATAAGGGAGGGGGCTTCGGCCCCCTTTCATTTCTATAGATAGGTTGATTAGATGCCAGCAAATACACCAATAAAAGTATGTTCACGCGCTTCCGTCCTAATGGGCGGTTCTCCTATTTCAGCCTTTGACGAGGGTACAGCTGAGGCTGATGTCGTAGATGCTCTATACGAAGACATTGCAAGATCGTCTTTGACTAGCAGTCGTTGGCGATTTGCCACCAACCAACAAGTTTTAAATCGTTTAGTTTCTGCGCCTACAGGAAGATTTGATGCAGCATATCAAATGCCATCTGACCTTCTCATGCTTAGCGCAGTTACAGTAGGCGATCACCCCATACAGTATGATACATATGGGGATAAAATCTATGGAGACATAGATATTAATGATGTTGTTATTGCTGATTACATTTACAGAGCAGCAGAAGCGCACTGGCCTCCATACTTTACGTTGGCAGTAGAGTTTCAAGTTGCTTCAATGTTGGCAATTTCTATTGCAAGAGACGCTAATTTAGCACAGATGATGGATCAACAGGCGGAGCGCCAAATGATAAAAGCTCGCAGACTTGATTCACAGCAACAGACTACTCGAAAACTACAGACAACAAGGTTTATAGCACAGAGGCGTAGCTAATGCAGAAAGTAAGAGTTCCACAAAATAGCTTTCAATTTGGTGAGATTAGCGAAAGCACTATAATGAGGACTGATAGTCCTATTTATTCAGCGTCTGCTCAGAGTTTAGAGAATATGATTGTCTTGCCCGAAGGCGCTGTTAAGAAGCGGCATGGTTTAAAGTTTCATGCAGCTAATGGTCAAACAAATAAAGACGTATACTTAGCTCCATTTATATTTGATGATAACGAAAAATATATAATTGCAATTGGTGAAGCTTACATTCTTTCTTATAGGCTTTTAGCAAATGGAACAGTAAGTCTTGTGTCAACTATAACTGCCGATACAGCTTCTGCTTCTTTACCTTTTGACGCAGATTACATACATCAACTTAATACAGCACAGTATGGCGATGTTATGTTTATATCCCATCCTCTGTTTGCGCCTCGTATGTTATCAAGAACAAGTCTTACAGCTTTTGAATTAAGTACATATAGCTTTGATGAAAGCTTTGATGGTCACAATACTCACCAGCCATACAGCAAGTTTCATGCTACAAGCACAACACTTGCAGTAAATAATACTTCTGGAAATGGCAGAACATTAACTACAAGTGCAGCTTATTTTGATACTACAGGTAAACACGTTAATACAGTTCTGCGCTATGGTGGAAATGAAATTTTAATAACTGCCGTAGCTAGTTCTACTAGCGCGACTGGTAATATTATTGATACTTTAGATGTGCGCTTAAGCATTTTAAATCCATTAAGAACAAGAAACGGAAGCGCTATTATTGAGGTTACGCAAATAGAACATGGTTTTGCTGGCGGTGAATCTATTGCTTTATCTGATGCTGTTGCTGTTGGGGGTATAGTTGCTACCAATATAAATGGCTCAAGGACTATTGGAGATGTATTAGATTCGAATACATATACAATTACTGGTGGGGCCAATGCAACATCAGCCGAAGATGGAGGCGGTTTTGTTAAAGTGACTACTGGAGCTGCTACTCATATATGGGATGAACAGTCTTTTTCTGCTTTGCGAGGCTATCCAGCTGCAGTTACCTTCCATGAAAATAGATTATGTTTTGGTGGTACTATTGCAGAGCCTGATACAATTTGGATGTCCAGTCTTGGAGAGTTCTTTGACTTTAATGTTGGGGATGCCGAGGATACTGATGCAATTAATTTAGTTGCTGCGACTGGTGATGTTAATGAAATTAGGTATATGAGGTCGAATCGTGACCTACAAGTATTTACATTGTCAGATGAGCTGTATGTACCTACTTTTTTAAACCAAGCAATTACACCAACTAATGCTCAAATAAGAAAGCAAACACCATTTGGTACTGAGTTTGTTTTGCCTACATCTATTGATGGTGCTACTGTTTTTGTTGAAAAAGGTGGTAGAGCAATACGCGAGTACATTTATTCTGATTCAGAAGATGCTTATATATCTACTGCGGTCTCAACAGTAGCTACTCACTTAATAGAAACACCAGTTGATATGGCTGTTGTTCATTCTGGTTTTAGCACTCAAGAATCTTATGCAGCTTTAGTTATGAATAATGGGAATATGGCTTTGTTTAGTTCTAGTAGAGCTGAGAAACGTGCAGCTTGGACTAGGGTTACATCTCAATGCGACTTTAAATCTGTTGTGGCAATTGGAGATAGGTTGTTTTCTTACATTAAAGACACAAACAATATCTATACATTGTGTGAATTTATAGGTGATATTGGTTTAGATAATTATATTTATGTAGCTTACGGCAATGGGACTGTAAGCGTCAGTAGCGCCTATACTACAGGCACTGTAGATGTAATTGGATATAACTCAACTAGCGGAGTATTTGCTTCTCTAGGCGAGTTTACTGTTAGTAGTGGTAACATTACTATGACTGCACATAGCGGTCATACTCATTTCTATGTTGGCAAAAAGTTTACAGCTAAAATTATTACTAATCCTATAGACACTGTGGCTGGCAATGGGCCAGTAACAGGTGACATACGCGGCATTGGGACAGTTGTTTTAAGTCTTAAAGATGCTACTTCGGTTAAAGTAAATAATAGAGCAATTTCAAACTTAAATGGATTTAGTGGAAACAAAGAGGTTAGGCTTCTCGGATACAATAGAAATCCTCAAGTAACTGTTGAGCAAGTTGATCCAATGCCTATGCAAATTAATGGTCTTATTTCGGAGTTAATTTTATAGTGCAAATGATTTTTCAATTACTATCTGGTTTTATGTCAGCGAAAGCTAGCAAGGAAGCTGGTAGAGCAAGACAAGATGCAGCCAACATGGATGCGTTTAATACCGAAACCGAGAGAGAACAGGGCGAAGTCTTTGCAATGCAACAGGCTGCAGCTCGTAGGGCCGAGTTTGATTCAGCAACAGAGGCTAACATAGCTATGTTTTCTGTTGGTAGGGATATTGGTTCTGATAGGTCTGTTGAGGCTTTCCTAAATAAACAAAAAGAAATTGCTGCGACTGATCTTGGCAGACTTGATAATCAAAGGCGAGCTGAGGCTAGTGCCAGAACAAGAGAAGCCATGGCTCTTCGCCGTGGCGGTAGAGTTGCTAGACGTGCTTCTTTACTTAAAGCTACTGGAACAATCTTTAATACTTTTTCTGATGCTTCAAAAACCGCTGCAAGTGGAGGGACATAATAAATGGCTGTAATTAGACAGAGAACTCAAGTCTTTAATAAGCCAGTTGGTGTGCGTAGGATAAACACTGGTGAAGCAGAAATGTGGGAACAAGTCAGCCAGCAAGCTGATATAGTTGGCCAAGAAATGTATCGCCGCGCAGCTGTAAAAGCGCAAGAGGTAGGGGCAGATAATGCTTTAGCTATAGAAAATCTTAACATTACAACTATAGATCCACTTACAGGTAAGCCCGAAGCATTTTCTGCTCCTGATGGTTTTGGAGAAATTGCTACTGCAGCTTATCAAGATGTTATTACTCAGCGTTTTGAGGATTCAATAAATACTGAACTACAAGTTGCATCAGCTCAAATGTCAATGAAGTATGAGTTTGACGCTCAAGGCTATGATACTGCTATGAGTCAACGTATTGCGGCTATGTCAGAAAATGCTCAAGGTAAATTTAAGACATCAATAAAAGATAATGGCGCAAAGCGTTTAGCTTTAGAAAAACTTAATATCCAAATGCGAACGCGCACAAAGCATAGAAGTGACGCCGCTCAATCAATCCTTGTAAGCGCAGCATCAAATACTTCAGCTATATATGATGCAGCTTTGGCTGGTGATGATGACACAGCTAGAAGTTTAACAACTAGAATAACTAAAAATAGTATGAGTGGAGAGGTAGCGGAATTACTTAAAGAAGGTTCTTCGGTAAGATTAACAACAGATGCTATGATTGCGGCTGGCA